TAGAGTATAGTGCTATATTTTTTGTAAGGATTTCTGTTGTGTTTTTAGCCCTAACTAAACCTGATTCTAGCATTGTAAAACCAGCGGCCATCCACATAACAAAAGCACCCATTACAAGAAAATATAGCGTGTCTAGAGCATATGATAACTCTACTACTGTATTTTCCATTATTTACCTCTTGTTTTTTTAGGTGAGCAATCTCACCATTGTTAATTATAGTCAGCAACCTGACTGTCTTATCATAATATAGTTTTCAAATCTTTTAACTTCTCGTTAATTTTAGCACTTTATCAATTTGTGCTTTTATAATAGGTGCCCTATTAGGCCAGTATATATAATCTTCTTCACTCTTTGCAAGATTATATAAAAAAGGCAATATCACTTTTTCCAATTCTTTAAACTTTGCCTTTGTTTGTTCATCTGTTAATTCTTTTGTAACAGTATCTTTCTCAGCAACTATTTGCATGATTTCATTCATCATACTCTTTATAGATGATACATCAGATTTTACTTTTGCTAATTCTAAAGTAGTTTCTTTGTTCTCACCTACTACCACCTTTTCTTCTACAGGTTTTTCATTGACTGGTGTAAAACCATAATCTTGGTCTAAATCAAAACCTCGCATATAATCAGGTATATCTGCCATTACTTGTTCCTCTTGTTCATGTGTTTTTCAACAACTTGTTTGGTCTTTATATCTTTAATAGACTTATTGCCATGTCTATCTGCAAGTGCTGACCTAGGATGTGCTTCTGCAATTCTAGATAGATTTTCTTTCCAACCAGAATCTTGCTTAATACCTCCGACACCTGCTACTATATTTAGTCCTGTGTGGACTTGTTCCACATCAGGATTATCTTTTAAATATTGTTCTTTTTCAGCAATTTTCATTAACTTATCTTCAACAACACCTGTTTGTTTATTATGAAATGTATATGTCGGCATTATACTTTAAAGTGTTTGTTAATGATATCTATTCTTTCTTCGTTAGTACATATCTTATCTAACTCTGTTTGAATAGCACCTAGAACATCAGGATGTTCACCGATACCGGCAGGATTATCTAGATATACTTCAACATTTGCTTTTGCTTTTAGTATTTCACCTTTTGCATTTTGTACTAGACCTTCTAGTATCGTTTCTCTAATTGTCATTATATCATTCTCCTATAATATGAAGTCCCAAAATATTGCTATAGCCGAAACAAAAAGCACTGCTTTAGCAACATCAGGTAAATCATTACATATGTCTGCTATTTTATCAATCATATTTATTCTCCAATTGCCTGACTGTACCACTCAGGAACCTTAGCAGGTTCTTTCCATGTGGCAAAATCACGCTTCTTCATTATATAATATTTGCGATAACTTCCTACTACATCGCCTGGTATCTTACATTCATCTGGCATAGCAGGTGTAGGTAATGTACCTGTTACATTAAGAGGAGAATTTTTAGGTGGGTTTCTTAATACTTCTTTTAGTTTTACAACTGAAGTATGGTCTACACCTTTGAACCTCTTCTTAAATTCTTCGTTTAAAGCAATAAAGTGTCTATACAACCAGTTATAATTGTATGCACTTTTCATAACCCATTGGGTAGATGGATGATTAATCCACCCTGCTTTGTATAATACTTGTTCTTTCATGGTATCAGGATGACGCCATCTTTTAATCTTACGACCATTTGATGTTTTATCATAATACAATTCGCCGTCTTGTACTCTCTGTACAGCACATAACATCTGTGCTGATTCTAGTATCATTTTGACCACATGTTTATCACATGCCATCTGAGCAGATACTTCTGGACTTTTATCTAATGCAAATATATTCATACTATGTATTATAGGACATTATTATGTCTTTGTCAAGCATTTTTTTCACTTTTTACACATTATTTTTGTATCTATCGTTATCAGAATCCTTACCCCATTCATATATCTGATTCAATTTTAGTCGTATTTCATCAGGATTTAACTCGATTAATTCTTCTTCTGATAGACCTGCCACAAATTCTTTATAATCTCTATCCTTTTTCCAGTCCTTTTTATTTGCCGTAATTATTTCAATTAATTTTTCTTTCTTATTTTCTACTTTGGGTTTTCGGAATCCTCTCATTGATATATTTGCTGATATCAACATGAGAACTGCAACAGGGTCAAATACAAATATTAATATAATAATAATGATTCGTACTGCCTTATCAAAATGATTTTCTGCTTCATCACCATAAATAAATTCTGCAACATATTTGATAGGTCCTAAATCTGCCTCTAGTTTTAATTGTTCTGTTCTTATACCTGCCTTTTTATCTGATAATTCATTAATCTTATTTAAACTTTCATCAATAGTTTTTTCTAATAATAATCTTTCTTCTCTCTGATTATTTCTTTCATCTATTGCTCTTTGTGAACTACTAGAAAACCAACTTGTCTCCTCTGTTGTGTTTATAACTAATTCATCCATTTTCTCTAACTGTGTTTGAGAACGACTAATAGTATTTTGTCTTTGTTCTATTTGTTCATCTATAATCTGTATCTGCAATGCATTATTATTTTCAGGTACAACTTGGTCTAAATGTGCCTTTGATAAAAACCCAAATATTCCTACCGAAGTTATAAAAATCAAAACTATTACAGATGTTGTCAAATAATATTTAATTGATTTTGGTAATAATGGATTGTTCCAATTATTATATAACCAACTTGCCATAACAAGTTTTGCAACTTCTAATGCCCCACCCATGGCATATATCGCTGTTGTGGCACCTGCAAATAAAGCTGCTAACCCTATTATACTATAACCTGCGGCTATAATAGATAGAGATATACCTGATATCAATGTTAGATAAGTTAAAAACATCTAACTATTTATAAGTTTTCTAAGTCTTTTATTATCCTTATAACTCTATCAGCGTAATCTGGTGTCTCACTATACCTATCCATAGTCTTTACTGCAACTTTAGGATTCATAGTTTTATTGTTCAGAAGTGTGTATGTTCTATATTTTCTAAACTTGTAATATGCCTCATGTGTATTTAATAAACGGTAGTATTCTTTTACTGAATCACATTTATTTAAAAATACTCTGTACATAACATCTTCATTTTCTTTTGCATGTCTATGAGGTACTTTGTTTGAAAATGCTTTTATACCAAATAGATTGTTTGAATCTTTTGCCAAGTCTGATTCACCCCAGCCTGTTTCTAGAACTGACTGTGCAATTATCATATTTCTAGGTATATAATTGTTTCTGGTCATTGTTGATTCTATCTTATCTACACATTGATTAATTCTATCAACATATTCTTCCTTGTTAGTATAATGAAAACTTGGGTCTGGAAAGTCTCTCATTATAAAGTGATTAGGATTAAATGTTCCTATGTAGTATATTACTAGTGTATAAAAGGCACCTGCAATTACTTGATAAAATATATTAATTATTTTGTTTATCGTTTGCAATTAACTCTCTCAACATTTTATACATACTTGAATATATAGCCGTCCCACGCCATATATAATCTTTAGTTTCTCTTTGTTCTTTTTTTAATTCTTTTAGAATTTCTTCTAATACCATTCTTCTATTATTGAAAGGTTTTACTTTTGCCTTTTTATTTTTACTCAAAAGATTGCCTAAAAAATATGGTTTCTTATTTGACATAAGCAATATAATGGTATCCACCAACATTTTCTGGCAATTTTCTAGATGTGAAAACCAATTTCTCTGAAAGTTTTTGTAATTGTTTTTGTAATTTTTTTCTTTGTGTCTCTGTTAGATTATCTTCTAAATCTTGACCCCAATTACCAGTATAATATGTTATGCCTGGTGATGATTCAGCACTTTCTTTTAAATATTTTTTCAAGTACTTCGGTGTTTCTAATAATTGTTTTTTAAGATATTGGTCTATTTCTTTGCTCATGATACCTCCTTTACTTCTTGAACAACACATTTCGGTATTATTGTAGAATTACCACATTCATCAATACTACCATCTTCTTTAAAATTGAAATCACTAACCAATCTAATGACTTCATTCTCATCACTAATTAAGAAACCTGTACTTAGACATCTAGGTAAGTTTTCTTCTTTTATATCTTCCACACTTCGCCATGATGAATCAGATGTTATATCAATCCAATATACATGAACAAACTTGTAGGGAATCTTTTTAACTTTATTCACAATCTGGTTCTTCCTCAGTTTCAGTTTTAGTATCTTCTTCTTCTGATACTGTAATTGTTATAATCGGTTTACCATCTACGACCATTGTCATAGTTTTAGATTCTGCTCTTGCTGTAGTTACACAAAAAACTAGAGCAGTTATTAATAAAAATGTAGTTAATCTCATTAGTGTATACTCCTCGGTTTATTCATTTGTTCTTCCATATCTTCTTCATACTGTTCTTCGAGAATATGATACTCTGCTAATAATGTATCTATGTAATCAATCAAATCTGAACTTATTTGAGTTTTTGGTTCTATTAACTCAACACTTGCCTTTATCAGAAGTAATTGGTCTATCATTTTAAGGTATTCAACCATTTAACAACTCCTTAACTTTAATTAAATTTTTATATTCTAAAACTTCTTCAGACATACTGTTAATACATCTTTTCAAAATACCACCATTTCTTTCTAATACAAAATTTAATGGATATATTTCAACATCTATAAAGAAGGCAGCTGTATCTTCATCAACTGTTAATGTTCTTTCATGTTCAACTCTAAAAGTCAAATCATCTAGGGATTTAATTTCAGGTCTTTCATAAGATGGATGATTATTCAATCCTTTTAAGGATGATATTGCCCATGTGTGTCTATGAAAAGATTTACCACTTGTCATAGCACGCCAAATACCATCACTAGCTTTTCTTAAAGTTTCTCCATCAGCAACAGGTTCATGTACTTCTGATAGTGTCATACCATTTACCTTTTTAGGATTCCACCCACTTGCCATTGCAACAAAACATGCTTCAACTTTTCCCTTATGCATGATGATAACATCATCAGGTATTTCTAAACCCATTTCTATAATGTCTAGAAAAGGTTCTATGTTCATCGCCTCAGAAGTTTTTTTAACTAACTTCTTTTCTACTGCAAGGTCTGATTCAAATGACATATCACCCATTAATCTATTATATTCTGAAAGTCTTTCTTCATATAAGTCTTGAGGATAGTCTTTGAATTTTACAGTATTAATAGGTGTAAATCTAGGATTCATGTCAAAGGGAATCTTGATTAGTCCATTAAAGTTTGCAAATGTTACGCCATAATTCATATTATATTCCTTGTCTGATTTAATGATTCCATTATACAGGAACTAAAACAAGGTGTCAAGCACTTTTTTATTTATTTACTCTGGTTTAACAAAATCATCATTCCAACCGAAAGCGGTTTTTACTGCTGAAGCGGTTAGTCCTTTATAGACATTATGTAATTTTTTGTCTTTTACATTACATAATAATTCTGCCTCATCTTTGTGAAGTCCTTCTAGTATCTGAATGAATAAAGTTTCTTTTCTTGTTTTAGATAATGTATTATCTCCGCCAACAAGAAAATGCCATAGTTTACTAGATTCACTTTCTAGTACTGTATGTTCTGTACCAGCTGGTGCCTCATTCTCCATATATGGTGGTTTGCCAGGTGGCAAGTCCCATTGTAATTTAGGGTCAAATGCACCTTTTAAGATTCTTCTTAAACCTGGTGTATCATTCTCTTTCAAGATTTCTACTTTTTTTGATTTTACTTTTGCATTGTTTACTTTAGTAAATACTTCACTAAACAAAGGTTTGCCTGTTCCACCTGCAGCCATAGTTTTCATAGCTTCTGGTGCAATAAGATTTGGGTTTCTTTCTACCATAATATTACCTCATATTAAAAGTCATTTATATTAGTCATTAAATTTTTCAGTTTGTGGTCTATAAAATATTGTAGTAGTTTAGAACTATTAGGTATTTCATATGACCTGTAAGTATTTATAATTTCCTCTTGTAACGATATTGGTATCTCACCTAAGTCAATTAACTTCTTATTTCTCTGATAATTTAATCTAGTTATACTACCTAGTGGTATGTTATCTAACTCAGCCCACTCTCGTAATCTTTTCTTGTGTATTGGTTGTTGTTTTTCACCTGTTACAAATACATTATCATCACTTAGTATATTAGGTATACCGTCTGAACGGTCACCTTTTATGATTTGTTCATGTAAGTATTTTACAGGGTCTTCATCTTCAACAAATTTCTTTTGTATAGGACTATATTGTTTTACTTCATCATACTTATGTAACTGAATAAAATCTTTATCTCCTGATACTATCATTACTTTTTCTTTATTGTTATGTGCTTCTCTGCATAGAATTGCAATGATATCATCTGCCTCTGCATTATCAATTGCTAATACCATATAAGGAAAATTTTCTTTTATCTCTTGTCTTACAACTGTAATGATATCGAAAAGGTCATCCCATTTGTCCGAACTCTCTTGTGTTTCTAATCTAACTTGTTTTCTTTGATACTTATAATTAGGAAAGTATTCTCTACGCCAAGGGTTTGCTGAATCAGCACATAATATAGGTCTACCATATTCCTCTTTAAACTTTAGATTATACCCTCTAATACTATTTAAGACCATGTGTCTAAACATATCTATATTGGGTGCTTTTTGACCTCTTGTCTGTGCCATATAATTAGATATAAGCACTTGATTTAAATCAACTAAAATCATTTATCATCATCCTCTTCTGGTAAAGGTATTTCAAAATCCGGTTCAAAATGAATTTCTTTTCCCTCATCACCAAAATCTAATTCTTTTTGTTGCATGTCTTTTGATTCTAAGACATTACCATAATTTATTATAGGTTGAACTTGTCCATCATCATCTCTGACATCTATTATCTTATCAATAAGAACTTGTGCAATATGTTTTTTACCCATATCTCTATAAATTAGTCCTCTGCAAATTTCAGTAATTAGTGCTATATCACCATAGAAATGTGGTTTTGAAATATCACAACCACCATCAACTAATCTTCTAATTAAATCTACCGCAATATCATCAATTAGGGTTTCTATAAATTCAACTTCTTGTTTTTGATAATTTACTTCTTCAGTCAATCTATCAATATCATCATTAGATATCTGAAACTTTTTACCTGTAGGAAATTGAATTACATTATTATTATCATCATCTTTGCTCAACTTTTTCTCCTTTGAAATTAACTAGACCTTGGTCATCTAAGTATTCAACTAACTGATGATATCCTCCAATCAATTCTCCGTTAATTTTTATCTGTGGCATTGTTCTAACATCTTTACCTATGTCTTTCTTAAAACTTTCAACAGAATCAAAATTTTCAAATTTCTTTTCTGTATATTTTAATCCAAGGTTATCTAACATAACCTTGGACTTAGAACAATAGGTACATTTATCTTTACTGTACAGTACTATTCTCATTTTCTATTTCCTCATTTGATGATATCATATCATCCCATATTGTGTCTACTCTATTATCATTTGATTGATAAGCATCCACAGCTTGTTCTATTGTAAAGTTATACATTTTGTTTAATTCTCCCATTGGTAATCTTAAACCTACATATGCACGATAACTACCGCCTCTAGTAATTACTACATCTTGTTTAAAGACTTCATACCCACGAACTGGAGTATTTTCAATAGAGTTTACAATTGCACTTTCAACTTCTGTAACTACTTCTTTACTTTGAGTTTTACCAACTTCAGTAATGAACTGTTTACTTTGTTTATTCATTGTGCCTTTAATCATATCAGCAATTTCAGATTTTGCAATCATCTTTGCCTTCTCAATCGCAAGATTTAAATCAGGTGATACAGATGTACCTGCCCCAAATAAACACATACCTTCATGAGTTTCATCACCACACAATTTCATGTTGGTATAATCTGACATAAACCAACCTGGTACTTGTGTAACAAATTCTCCAGTCTCACTCTTTAATGAGTAGATTGGATTATTGCCTGTTGTACATGCACCTAAGGTAAGTGCCAATACAACTATCATTATATTTTTCATTATATTACTCCTATCACTCTGTCAATAACACTATTTATACTACTACTAAGATGTACCACAACCTCTTCAATTGTAACATCAGTCATAGTTATAATGATAAATGCCAAAGTAAATATTATCACATTTTTTATCATTGGACCTCCCAATCGCCATTTTTATCTAAACATGCTTTTCCTGGCGTATTAAAAGCATGATTCGGTCTATCATAGTATCTACAATACCTAGGGGCATTTGTATCTCTATAATAAAATTCTGAAAACAATTCCCAATAACCTGGCTCATCAAAGTTTTTTCTACCGTCTGCACAGATTAATTTTTCTTCTTTTGTAACCACATCATCTTTAATTGTTGTTGTAATCTTTGTAAAACAATATTGTTGTTTAATTGGTTTTATCTTTGCATGATATTCTTCATCTGCATTTGCAACATGAGCTGTGTATGACATTAAAGTCATAAACATCAAAAATGCAATTAGAATCTCCCATTGAATCTTCATCTACTTACCCATTCTCCTGTATAAGGATTTTTATATGGTTTTTCTAACCATCTACCATCTGGCATTTGACATGCCGTTCCAAATTCTGTTCTTCTATCTATGTTACCCATACCTATAACAGGCCAAAGATTTGTTATATCAACTGTTACATCATAATCAACACATTTAAAAGGACCTTGATAGTACATACTTGTTGTTTTTATTATGCCACTATTACCTGTCTTTCTATTGTGCCAATTAGTATATGATGGTCCACTTGTTGCAACATTCATATGGTCTACAAAAGTACCATAGTGAACATCATAGTCTGATTGATACATCATTTCAGCACCTGCAAGAGCACCACCTAAAGTACACATTGCAATTACATATGGATTATCAATTCCTGCTGATACACAGGCGACTGTCGTTGTTGTTGCACCTAAACCGGCACCGATGTGTGACCGTGTTGCCAAACATCCTTGTAAGGACAACCCAATCAATACGATAGCGAATGTTCTAAGCATCCTTTTTTGCTGGATATTTATTATATTTTCCTTTATCATTTGCTATCTCTCTACACAATGTTTGTATGTCTTTTATTCTATGGTTTATATCTGAATCTGATTCTCTCTGTGAAACATCATCCTTATGACCATATTTTGCTATTCGTAATTCTTCTGATTTTTGATAAATTACTCGTACTTTATCGCACATTGAACTTATTTTATGATACATTAGAATTGCCTCCAACTTGTAACTGATTATCATATAGGATAGGTGCCCTTTCGGGCACCATTCTCACATTAAGAACTGTAAGCGTATTTTGTACCATAAAGTTTCTTGATACCAGCAGCCACAATCGCTTTAGATGGTGTACCCATACGATATGAAGTGTTGTTACCATTAGTACCTGTGTTTTCATTGATATAAATCATATGTCCTTCTGAGCGT